TTCTATACTGTAGTCAGTGTGAAAATCGCCTTGCTTAACAAACACGAGAGCTTTGTTATTATCTGCGTCACTAAAAGGTTTGCTTTTGTCTGCTGCTGCTGTTTTACGAGTAACTTTCTTAGTTGTGTTTAGGATAAACGTTGTATCACCAACTGTCAGAGCTTTAAGAACATCTTTCGGTTTTGTATTAGCAGGAACAAATAAGTAATCGTTTGTAGATGTAAAGGTGCTGCTCCCTGATTGTACATCATTCAAAGTTATTACAGAGTTTGATGAAGATATTTCATATACACGTACTGTTGTAGTGTTAGCGGTTATAGTGTTGTCTATAATTAAAACATACTTTTCGTTTTTATCCCTGTTTATAAAATGAACAAAGGCTCCATCGTCAAGTTCGTCAGCTATGAGTTGTTTAACGTATCTACTGTTTGGCCTCTTTTTCAAACCATCAGCAACAGAAGATAAAGCGTTTATCTGCTCCTTACCTTGACCGTCGAATTTTAACGTATCAGGTTGTTGACTGACCCCTTGAACAAGATTGGGTAATGAAGTGTTTATTAATGACATTTAGTAAGGATTATAGTTTCTATTGATTCCTATTCTTCTCGCTACGTCGAAATTATCGAATATAGTTCTGTCCGAGTTGTTGTTATCCGAGTTCTCTAGATTAGCTTTCGCGGCAAATTCGTCGCGAATTATAAGAGCTTCAAGATCTCTCGAACCTACAAGACGAGCTTGAAGCGCTCGAGCGGCTCTAAGTGTTATATAGCGTCTGGCTTGTTCCGGAAGACTATCCCAATCCAGATACCTAACAATAGTTACTTTTATAGTATCATTGAAAATAGAACTGTTATTCTTCCTATCAAACAAAACACTTCCTCTTTGCACAATATCAACATCATCGGTACCTTCGTGATCAACTTGAAGGATATCGGCATCAAGTGTTATTGTGCCGGTGGCCGCATTACCAACTAAAGAAATATCTTTTTCCGTGTTAAAATGCCAACCTTCGCTTTGTACTTCTTTTGAAGTTTCTTCTAAGATAGTAACTGCGTTTGCTGCTGATACCGGAAGTTCCTCGGTGTTGCTTATGCTATTAACCGGTGCTTCACCGATGTAACCAAGCATAACATTACATGCTTCTAGTTGTGTTGTAAGTGTAGCCATAAAATTCTATAAAATTGTTTGAAAGAAAAGAAAAGGGCGAGGGAACCTAATTGATTCCCCCACCCAATTCCTTGTGATGTTTTGTTGTTATTATAACAAGTAATTAACTTGTAGTAACAACCTTAACGCATGCGCCTTGTCTTAACCAGTTGTGACCCATTGCGTACTTAGCGACAAGGATATTTCCTTGCCTCTGAATGTTGTAGTCGGACTCGACAGCAATATCGAGCAACTTAACGGTACCCACCGCAGATTTATGACCGCCAACAAAAGCCAGAGTGGACAAGTCATGGTTATAACCTGCTCCTGCGCTTGAACCTGCGGCATCATCGAATGGGTTGTTCTTCGCTGCGTCGTCGCCATCATCGGCACCGGCGTAATTTGCGTCTGTCAAATCAACGGCGATGTCTTTAACATGGTTTGACTTGAAGATTTTAATACCTGCTACCATCGGTACATTACCTTCAGCGATAGACCCAACACCACCAAAGTCTCTATTAAGAGCGATGTTGTTGTTTGATGAATCACCGATTAGTAAGTAATAAAGCTCCGGAGGAAGAATTGCAAAACGATCACCGTCATCAGGGATATCATTTTCATCTAACTTTTGAGCAATTTCTATAATAGCATCGATAACTTTCTTTCCATCAGCACTATTAACAGCGCCAAAGCCATCGACTTCAATTCCTGCCGGTTGGTCTGTAGCTGCCGGTGCTCCTGCTCCTGCAACAAGTGTTTTCATTACTGCAAGATCGAACCTTTTAGCAAGTGCTTTACCGAGTTCTTTTGAGTAGATACTTCTTAGATCGAAGTGGTTACGTAAAGAATCGATATCAGCAATAAAGGTTGAGCTTACAAGGAGGTCATCAACTGTGATAACTCTCTCGCTGTGCTTAATCTTACTTAAATGATTACCACCTGTTGCGTCTAGGAGGTCTTCACCTGCTGTTAAATAAGATGCGTTTGCAATTCCTGTTACCGGAAAAGACGCGCTCTTACCTTCGGTTATTGTCCTTACAGTGTGAAGGTCACGCATAACGTTTGCTTCTTCAAATGCGGATAATACTTCTCCAGAAAATACTTGGAGAAACAACGCATCTTTATCGCCTCCGTTATCTACGCTTCCTGCTCTTGGTATATTTGTGCCTATATCAGCCATAATATTATTTACCTTTCTTTATTTATTTTATGTTTGTTGTTTTGTTTCTTGTTAAACAACTCACTTCAATAAACTAAAAAAGCCCTAAATAATTTGTTCTTGTTATTAGTTATCCCTCGCAAGGGGCCGCACTCGAAACAAACCTTTCGGTCTATTTGTGTTTTTTGTTGTGTGTTGAAATCTTTTTATTAGTCTCTCGCGTGTTCCAATTCATTCACGTATTTTAGGATCTCTCCTATTGTTTCCTTTTCTGGAGCGCTGAACGAATGGGCTTTCAGTTTCGAGAGAAAATGGGGGATCTTGCTCGGTTGAATCGTCTTGCAACCAGTCATCGATAAGATCAATATTACGCTTGCGGTTACGATTAAGAGCTTCCCTTTCATAAGCCTCTACTATCTTAAAAAGATACTCGCAAATTTTCGGAAAGTTTATCAGAAAAGATACAAGTAGTTTTATCATTTGTTTTAGCTTTTAGGTTTTGCTTTACCAATATTTAAAGCAAGCCAGTTGATAACCTTGAGAAGTATAGCAGTTACCTTGTTATCTGTTTTGTTAGGCGTTAAAGCGCTAACGAGAGATGCTAAAGTGACGGTGGCAGTCGCTATTGTAACTAGCTGTTCCTTATTTTCGATTATGTAATTAATCATATTATCCTTTATTTTGTTTCTATAAATTTGAAATTGAAATTCTTTGTTCTACTTCTTTCCTATAAGAAGGATCATTCTGATACCTTTTGTCTTTCATAGCTTCGGTTACTTGAGCCATCGAACCAAAAGGCTGAACGGTGGCTCCGGAAGTCGATCCCTTTGCAATATTCACGGACGATCCCCCACCTTCACTCATATATCGCGCGTATAAGCCCTTAACTGCCATAGTTGCGACCTCTGTAGAGCCTGTAGAAACGAGTTCATCATAACTATCTATCTCTGAGTCCGGTAAATTAGCTTGCGCCCACTGAACCATATCGTCGTAATTTTCTTGACCACCTACCGAGTTTGTTATTGTTGTCACTTCTGCTTCCATAGTTGCCTCTTGACCTTTTACGTAAGCATCAACGAACTCTCGGGGAATACCGCTTTCTTCTAACGCCCTGTAGTTCTCTGGTGACAACTCTCCGTTTGTATAATAAGCATCGCTTGCGTTTTGGATAACATCAGAAACTCCAACGGTTTCCGGCTGTTCCTTCTCATCCGCATCATCATCATTATTATTGCTTTGTAACTTTTCTAGCTCACTATATGCTTTTGCTAGATCTTCGGGTGATCTAAATTTTTCCGGTAACCATTCCGGACGTTCCTCTATTATTTCTTCTTCTTCTTCGGATTCCGGTTGGCCTTCCGGTGTTGTTTCCGGTTGCTCCTGTTCGGGAGTAATATTTGACTGACCACCGTTTTCTTTTTCTGCCCTTGCTTTTTGTTGCATCTCGAGTTCTTCTTCGAGAGTAGGGTTTACTTTTTCTTCAGCAGTTGGTTCGTTTACTTCTACACGTTGCATATTTTATTGTTACCTCCAGTATTTTTTTATGTTATTCAATAGGCTCTTCGGGTTGTTCCGAGGCCATTGCTTGATCGGTAGCGCTTTTTATAGCGGATGGGCCTAACTTTTCTGCCATCTGTTGCATCTGAGCTTGTTGTTGCTCTTGTAAAATCTCTTCTTGCGTTTTGATAAGTCCGGCTGTCTTTATGCCTAAAGAAGTTGCTCTTCTTTTGAAATACTCATCAACATTAACAAACGCTCCAACAGCTTGAGGGCCGACTACTTGGGCCGCTCCTGCAAGAAAAGCATCAAGTTTCTGTAAATCGTTTCCTCTTCCTAACGCTTCTAGACCTGTAATAACAACAGGTTTTACTAGGTTACTCGGGAGTTTAGGCATCTTCTTAGTTTTCTGCATTACTTCCATTATGCGGTTTACGAGAGGCGTTTGTAATTCATTAGAAAGTAACGAGTATAAACCACCTAGGGAACTCTCAAGTTCTTGCGATACCATTCGTATTTCCTCCGCCGTCACTCTTTCCGCATTACGTATTGAGTTACTCGTAAGAAGAAAACTTTGTCCTAGCCTATCTTTGATAGAATTGATTGTTTCCGCAGCAACTCGGAAGTCATTAAATTTATTTAACTGCAAAGTAGATACATCGTTCGCCGAGCCACTAACGATAGCACCATTAGGACTCTTACTAAGATCTCGAGCTTTCGTAGTACCATTCGGTGAAACTAGGAAAAGAACCTTTGCGGCTGCCGCCGAGCCTTCGACAATAGCTTGAGTAAGTGACTCGAGGCTCTGTAAATCGCCGAGCATGTCTTCTATAAAACTCCTGCCGTAACTTTCACCGTCCACACGCGAGAACCTTAAAGGAATGTAAGGGTTCTTATCCAGTGGTATTAATCCACCTGTTTTTGGAAGTAACGTACCGTTTATGTCTTGCTTTAGCATCCACTTATCATCGTGCCTACAAATAGCAGTATACAGGTTTACGTTGTTTACGTCCGTCGTTTTTGATAAATCTTTAGGTGTTCCTATTATTTCTTTTATTTCATCATCAAGAGCCGAGTAACTAATAGTCTCTTTAGTAGCGATATATAATACATTACCCATCGGGTCTCTCTCAATGACAAACCGGTCAAGCCGGAAGACTCTCATACCTAGTTTTTCATCCGTAAATATCAAAGCGTTACCGGTGACGATTAAATTTTTCAGAGCTTCGTGTAAAACGATACGAATACGTTCTTCGGCTATAGACTCCATAATCGTATCTTCTATTTTCTGTAAAGCTGAGTCTATTTCAGATAAAGCAGCCTCCTCGGCCCCTTCCTGTTGCAGTTTATTCTTATCTACTTGCAATCTGAAGAAAGGGGCGTTCGGTGGGAGAAGAGCCAATAACAGTTTAGATGCTAAGTTGTTCGTTCCTTTAGATCCGATACTTTGGAACGGGGTGTTAAGTCTTGAGCTTGTACCAAAACCTTCTTCTGGCAGAATGTAAGGTAGCGTTAATCTCGCTGCTTGTCTGCCTCGGTCAAGATAGCTATGTCTAGCGCCTTCTAACTTTGTGTAAAGTTGTTCCGCAGTTTCTTTAGTATAGTTCATGTATGTAATTAAAAATTGTTTTGTTAGTCTTGGCTCCAAGGATCGGGTTTAGTTTGATACAGCCACTCCATGGTTTCTAAATAAAGCCTTTGATCTTCTCGTTCCTTTACTAACGAGTGATTGAGTAATACAGAAAAGACAATCAGATAGAACATCGATTATAAGTAGTTAAGTATTGAATTCGTGACAAGGACAGTAATAAATATT